CAGCCCGAACGGCTTCTTGAACACGAGTGAGATAAGGGGTGGGCGGGGGGGTGAGATATTTGGGGGATTTTGGGGGATGGGGCGGGACGTGGGGGGATGGTATCTGCAAAGGCGTTGCAATCTTGGCAATAGGCTACTCGGAGGGTTTCAGGTAGCTGAGGACGATCTCGCGGATGTCGGACTGGTCGGCGTCGGAGAAGCCCAGGAAGGGGCGGGCGGGGCTGCCGGGGTGGTTGACTTTGCGCACGACGATGCCGCCGAAGGCCAGGGCCTTTTTGTTTTTCGGCACGATGGTGTGGGGGCGGGTGCCGTGCTGCTGGAAGGGGGCGTAGTCCGCAGGGCTACCGATGCTGACGGTGTTGTTGCCGTGGAGCTGGTAGTTGATGGTTCTGCGCAGCTTCCCGGATTCGCCGGTCAGGGGCTTTTTGCCTGCCTTGGGCGCTTGGGCCTGCTTTCTGAGGGAGCCGTTTTTCTTGCGGGAGTTGGCCAAGCGGCTCAAGTATTGGTCGAAGTTTGATTCGGCGTTGGCGGCCCAGGGCGTGCCGTCGGGCGCGATGAGGGTGTCGAAGCGCCGAATGGTGCGATCTACCATTTCCTCGCCGATGCTTTCCAACAAAGGACGCGGGTTGTCCAGCTTGGCAATCATTTCGCCGAGGACTTGGAGCACCTGGCGGTCACCGCTGAGGGTTACTTGCAACATGGGGCTGGCTCCTTTTACAATGGTCTTGTCGCTTGCGCGGTGTACCCCGATGGGCAAGGGGGCAGCCCGCAGTCCTTGTGGTTGCGGGATGCTGATGTTGGTTCGAGTCCAACCCCGCGCGGCGGCGCTTTTTTCATCACAACTGGCCGTCCACCAGTTCGTAGCCGTGGCCGATCTGGCCTCTGATGGATTCAATTTCCTGAATCTGTCGGCCCGTATCCAGCACGTTGAATGTTCCCAGTTTTTTGACGTGGTAGTTGACCTGCACAACAAGCTTCTTGGCTTGGCTTTCAGTGTCAAACACCAGCAAAAAAGCCGGCTCGTCGTGTGTGGTATCCAGCAGCGTGGCCTGCGGGCTTTGCAGATGCAGCGGCAACTGCCGATACCAGTCCAAGGGTAGCTGGTTGTCCTTGCCGCTGCGAAACGTGTGAATCACGTCCTGGTCGCGCACGACGATCTCGGCGGTCACGGGCTGAATGCCGCGCTCTTGCGCCGCCGCAACCCAATTGGTCTTGAGCGCGCCCACCACCATGCTCTTGCCGCGTTGCCTTCTGTCAACCAGCGCGTCATCCACAAACGCGCCGAACGCCTTGAGTTTTTCTTGCAGCAAAACCGGCGCAAGCTCCTCGTGCATTGCGGCGCCGATCGGTGCGTCCAGGCTGATGAGCTTTCGATCGATCAGGTCTTGCAGCGGCGTTTCGGTGTTGGCCCCCGGCGCGTAGTTCCAGCCCTTGTCGATGCCGGGCGGCGCGCCGGTTTTTGGGTCGGTGGCGTTCCAGCCGGCGGGCGGGTCGGTGGGGTCGCCTTCGCGCGGCTCGCGCACGGCCATGACGCGGCACTGGCAGCCCCAGCCGTTGGGCGGGAAGTGGGTTTGCCAGAAGGGGTGGTCGTGCGGCAGGGTCAGGCCGTTCCAGGCCAGGTGCTCGGGCCGGGGGTGTTGTACGGCGTCGCTGTGGATGTAGCGCCAGTACGGGCGCGCGGCCAGCAGGGCCGGGTCGTGCAACTGCTGCCAGCGGCCGGCGGCGTAGCTGGTGGCCATGTTGGTTTGGTAGATGACGCGGGTGCGCCAGGCGCGGCCGGCTTCGGAGCCTTCGCCTGTCCAGCCCGTCCAGCCGGAGCGCTTGACGGCGGCATCGAAGTCCTGGCGGAATTGCTGGAGGCTGCCGCCGCGAATGGACTGGTCCACCGCCCGGCGCAGATCGGCCAGCAGGTCGGCTTTTTGGGCGCCGGCGACGATGAAGGCGCGGTCGTGGGCGCTGCGCTGAATGTCGTCCCAGCGCTGGCTGGGCAGATTGAGTTTGGCGCGAAAGAAGGCGATTTGCTGCTCAAACTGCTGGATTACGCCTGCGGTGGAGGCCGTCAGCCCGTCTTGCGGGGTTGGCTGCGGGGTGTCGGCCATGTTTTCAGCCTTGCGCGGAGTCGTTCTGCGCGTCGTACAGGCCGGCCAGGGTGGCGGCGGTCAGGGCCAGCTGGATCAGCCGGGCCAACTGCCCGGCGGGCAGCGCGGCCCAGGCGGCTTCGATGCTGGCGCGCAGCTCTTCGGGGCTGCCGGCGGCGTCGGCCATCGTCTTGATGCGGCCCATCCAGTCGGCCAGCACCAGATCGCCGGCATCGCCCAACTGGCTGGCCAGGATGTCGGCTGCGGTGAGATCGTTGCCCCCACGCTCCCCGCTGCGCGTGGTTCGCTGCCCCCCGAGGGGGCTGTGCCCGCCTTGGGGCGGCCCGGCGGCGGGTACGCCCTCGGCAAAGTTGGCCGGCGCGGCGCCGCTGGCACTGGGCGCGGGGGGCGGCGCTTCTTGCCAGTGCTCGCCGTACTTGGCTTTCACGCCGTCGATGCTGAGCCGGAAGCCCATGCTGGCGACGTTGACATCGGTTTCGCTGGCGGTCTTGAGGTCTTCGTCGGCCTTGATGACGCGGTAGACCATGCACGGGGCCAGGCCGTTGAATTCGCATATCCAGCGAATCAGGGTGTTGTTGAGCGTTTCGCTGAGCAGGTCGCTGTCGGCCTGGCTGAGTTCGATGCGCACCTGCTCGCGCTCGACGCTGGCGGCGGCCAGCGCGCCGCCGGAAGCGCCGCGCGGGGACTGGCCGAGCAGCACCTCGCTAATCCAGTCGTCCATATATTCAACAAGCGCCTGCTGGGTGGTGATGGAGCCGGTGAGCTTGCTTTCGAGCAGGGTGATGTCCATGCCCTCGGGGGTCATCACCACGCCGTCGTTGCTCAAGGCGCGCAGGGCGTCGAACAGGGTGTTCTGCGCCTTCTTGTCGGCGCTGGCGGGGTATTGGCCCCAAGGCGTGGGCGCGCCGAAGCGGTCGTTGAGCTTGTTCCAACTGACGATGCCCTTGCGCTTGAAATAGACCGGCCAATACAGTTGCAGGCCCAGGCCCGTGCCGTAGGGGTTGTCGTCGTCGGGGTTGACGCGGTGCGCGAGGAACTTGCGCCCCGGCAGCGGGATGCCGCGCGTCATGTCGCCCTGCACCAGCAGGCGCAGCTCGGGCGGCATTTCCGCCGTGTCCTGCACGTACACAAAGCGGCGCTGGCGGCGGGCGATGAGGCGTTCGGGGACGATGAGGCCGTCTTGCAGCGTCCACACCACTTCGGCGGGCACCCAGCCGTAGATGAGCGCGTCCATCAGCTCCGAGCAGGCGGCGTCGAAGTTCATGCGCTTGAGCATGTCGGCCACGGTCTGCGCGTCGGCCTGGCCGCCTTCGCTCACGGGCTCGACCTGCCAGGGCCGGCCGATGACGGCGAGCTTGCGTTTTTGCAGGCCGGCAAAGACCTTGCCGTCGCGCTTCAAGTCGCGGTAGGCGTCCCAGGCGCTGCTGCCGCCGCCGCCGCGCTCGAGCAGCAGCGGATCGTTGCCGCGCAGCACGCCCAGGTAGTTGACCTCGAAGGGGTCGATCAGCCTGTTGGCGACCTCGGAATTCAGGATGGGCTTGTCGGGAGATTGCTTCTTAGCCATGGAGGAACCCGCTGGTGTCCAGCGCCGCTTCGCGCGGGCCGCTGCTGGTGTATTCGATGGGGGCCGAGGGGCGCTCGGCCGCGTGCCGCGCCAGCGCCAGCGCCCAGAAGTGGTCGGCGTGGCCGCCTTCGGTGCGCTCGGCGCTGAAACGCACATTGCCGGCGCTGCTTACGCTCTTGGTCAGTTGGCGCAGGTCGGCGCGAATCTTCGGGTCGTAGGGGATGCGCAGCGCCCGGTCTTCCATCGCGCCGCGCACCGGATAGGCCAACTCTTCCTTGACGCGGGCGGTGAAGGTGACGCCCTCGACCCGGTGCGCGCCGAATTTGTCCTGCGCGTCGTCGGCCCAGCCGATGCCCAGGCCCGTGGCGTCGATGCAAACGCGGTCGCATTTTTCGATCCAGGGCCACAGAATGGCCTCCTGCTCGCCCTTGCGCATGTTGCGCAGCGCCTGCACGTGCCGGGTGTAGAGTACGCTGCCCAGTTGTTCGAGCACCCACAGTACCGTCAAGTCATGTGTGCGCCCTATGTCGATGCCCGCATATAGGCGCCCGCTTGCGCAATCCTGCCAGGCCGTTCCGGCAGGGTATTCGCAGCCGGCAATCAGGTCGTATTCCAGGAACGCCGCGTCATCGTCAGCGGGGTTGCACAGGTATTCCTGCTGGAATGATTCCTCGTCGGCGCAGCCCTTGCGGATGAAGTCGAAATAAGCCGCTTCGTCCATCGCCTGCCGCTCGTCGTCGGCGGGCAGCATTTGCTGGAGCTTGAACAAAAAGCCTTGATCCAGGGCGTCCTGCAAGGTCACGCGGTGCAGGCTGAGGCTCTTGGGGTTGCCGTGCTCGCGCGCTTCGCGCACCAACTGGTTGAAAAAGTTGTTGCTGCCCCGGTGCGTGGAAATCACTTCCAGATTGCCGCCCCAAGTGATGCCCGGGTAGGCAATGCTCCAGAGCTTGCGCGGATCGGGGTGCAGCGCAAATTCATCGAGCACCCGCCCGCCGCGCTTGCCTGCCTGCGCGTCGGGGTTGCTGCTCATGGAGTGGATACGCTTGCCGCTGGCAAATTGCAGCACGTAGGCGGTGATCTTGTCCTTGGGGTCGATCACCACCTCGCCCAAGTCCTTGGCCGCCAGGTTCATGATGCCCGCCCAGGTCTTGCAGTCTTCGATGAACAGGCGTGCCTGCAAATCATCGCGGCTGGATACCCACTGGTCATGCCGCGCGCCTTGGGCGGCGGTGCGCTCGTCGCACTTGTAGGCGGTACACCAGGACAGGCCGATCTGGCGGCCCTTTTCCATGAGCTTCAGGCGCGCGTCGTCCTTGATCCAAGCCGACTGGTAGGGCAAAAAAATGGCCTGCGGGTCGGCGGGGATGATCTTGGCGCGGCCTCTGGATTGCATCACGTGATCCCCAGCGCCTGCCGGATGGCCGCCTGCGTTTCAGGCGTGACGCCGCCCTTGCTGCCCAGCTCGTCCAGTTTGGCGCGCTGCTCTTGCAGCAACTTCTGGCGCGTGGCCTCTTCGACTTCGGCCTGAAACTTTTTCAGGTTCACGCTGCTGCGCGTGAGCGTGGCAATGTTCTTGGCGGCGGCGCTGAGCATGCCCACGCGCTCGCCGGGGTCGGCGTCGGGGTCGTCGGCTTCTTGCAGCGCCAGGATGGCCTCGAACAGCTCGGTTTGCACCAGCGCCGTCAGCGCCTCGCTGCGGGCGTCCTTGTCGTCGCCGGCCTGCTCGCGGATGAGCTTGGCCGCCTCGGTGCTGGCGCGGATGGCCGCGAGGCGCCGGTCGAGCTTCTGGCCATAGCGGTGCACAGCGCTGCGGCTGGGCAGATCGCCCGCGTGCGCCTCGGTGGGGAAGCGCTCGCGCAGATCGGCAATCAGCTCGTCCAGTGTGTGCGCGCCCGCGGCCAGCCGCGCCTCGATGTGGGCTTTGACCTGCGGCTGCAGGCGGCTGATGCTGCTCTTGCGGCCCATCACCAATACTTTGCTGGCCGCGCGATGCCGGGATCGCAATCGACCGTGTACTCAGCCACGTCAACGCCGTGGCGCGTGAGCGAGGCAAACCAGCGGCCGGAGGGCTGCTTGTCCAGCTCCAGCAGCTCGCGCTCGTGCAGATAGTCCAGCTCGCGGCGCAGCTCGTGCGGCGTGGCGTCCGGGTATTCGGCCTGCGCCACGTACAGAATCGGCCCCTCATACGCGCCGATGGGCCGCGCGTTGTTGAGAGTCAAAATAATCAGCCAGCGCAATGCCTCGCGCCGGATGCGCGCCTCGTCGATCATGGTGCTCATTGGCCCCCCTTGTTGCTCAGTGCCGCGTGCAACTGGATGTTGTCGATCTTGGTCGCCAGGCCATCCAGCTTGGCCTCGACCAGCGATTGACCGCGGATGTAGTCGTCGCGCATCACGTAGCGCATCGGCAGATCGGCGCGCGCCTCCATGAACTGCCGCTCGAGCTGCAACAGGCTTTTGGCCTCGTCGTCGCGGGACGCCTGCAATTGCCGAAAGCGCTCTTCCAGCCGCTGCTCGAACTGCCTGGCGATGATTTTTGCCGCGGCGACCAGGATCGTGCTGAACACACCCAGCATCGCGCCGCCGAAACTCAGCAACTCGGAATCGATTTTTGACAGCATCATTGCTCCTCGGGTTCCAGCAGCGCGGCCGCCTCGGGTTGCGCCACGACAATGTGGTCTTGAAGTCCCGTCACTTGCGCGGCGAGCGCTCCAGCTCTTGCGCCCAGCTCGCTATATCGGCTTGCACACGCGCCGAGTAGCTCTCGGGCCGTGGCCGCTTCATCAGCCTCGCGTCCGGCAGCGGGACACGCGCTTTCGGCACGTCGGGACACGCTGTCGGCGTTGAGCCTGGCAACGGCGCGGCGCAGCCCGGCAACAGCGCGGTCAGCAGCGGCAGCGCGATCGCGCAAAGCCTGTTCACGCTGAATCTGTTCACGGTCTTTCTCCTCTTTGGCAATGGCCATGCGCTGCTCGTTGGCGCGCTCGGCCTGTTGCATGGCAATCAACGCGGCGCGCTCTTGCGCCTGGCGCGCGTTGTCGGCCTTGAGCCATTGCTCGCGCACCTCGACGCGGCCCTGCTCGCGCAAATGCTCCTGGAAGGCATGCACACTCAGCGCCAGCGCGCCGACGATCGCCGAAAAACCAAGCGCCTTGGTCAGCAGCCAAAGCCACGCGCTCATCTTCATCGCTGCGGCTCCCACACCACGCCCCAGCTTGCGTAGCGCGGCTGAAGCACGGTCAAAATGCGGCGCGGGTAGCCCAGGTTCTCGGCGCAGTGCACTGGCGAGCGCCGCGCCTTGCCGCAGGCCGCGTCAATCTGCTGGCGCGTAGGCTCGCGCAGCCCCGTACTGCGTGCCTCCGCCTGCCAGTTGGCCTGGCCGCCGTTGTAGCCGCGCAGCGCCAGCCAAAAGCGGTCGTAATCGGACATGCGCGCCGGGGCGCGCTGGAACAAATATCGGTCATAGCCCACCATGGCGCGCAGCGCCCAGGCTGGGTTCTGCGGCAGGCAGTCGGCCGGGGCCACGCCGGTGAAATCGCACCACCAGCGCGCCGTGGCCGGCATGAACTGCGCCAGGCCCTGCGCCCCCACGCGGCTGACGGCATCGGCGCGCCAGCCGCTCTCCTGGTGCGCCTGCGCGGCCAGCGCGGCCACCGGCGCATTCAGCCCCCACTGGCCCTGCGCCTCGCGCAACAGCAGCAGGCGGTAGCGGGCGGCTTGCGCCGGAACTTGGGCGCGGGCGGGGGCAACCGAGGCGAACAGCAGGAACACGAACACAAACCCCATGCCCCACCACCGCAACAACTTGTCCGGCAGAAAAATCAGGCCCGCAAGCGCCGCCAGGCACACGAGCGCGAACAGGCCGTCGGCGCACATGGGCATCACGCCCCCAGGCCCACGGCCAGCATGGTCGCCGCCACGATCACGGCGCGGCGCAGCATGGCGGCGGCCAGCAGGATGGGCTGCGCGTCAGGCGCGACTTCAATCACGGCGCCGCATTCACCAGGCACGTCGCCCGGCTGCAGCTCTACCGTTTCGGCGTCATCGGGCGCCAGAAAGCAGTCAGGCCGCGCGTAAGGGAACAAGCTGCGGTCAATCCAGTAGCCCGCCACGGCGGCCATGGCCACCAGGCTCAGCTTGTACAGGCTGACGGGCAGTTGCTGCGGCGCCATCAGCCACACCAGCAGCGCCAGCGCCAGCGCGGCCAGCAGCCAGCCCTTCATGCGCCATTGGGCGAACAGGTCGATCAGTTTTTGCACGGTTTGCTCCTGACAGGGACGGCCATTGGGCTGTCAGTGTCAGGGGCGGGCCGCGCGGGGGCTAAATGAAGGGCTTCAATTGTTGGGGGGCGGGCTGGTGCGCGAACCTTACCTGCCGCAGGCGCGCATGGCCGCGATTTCTTTTTGGCGCTGCACCTTCTCCTCGTCGCTGAGCTTGATGCTGCCCGCCGATATTTCGGCGTCCCTGATCTCGTGCGCCGTCGGGCAGCGCTGCGCCGTCTGGCGCTTGCCGCCGCCAATGGGCGCGCCAGGGTTGTGCTGAATGGACTTGACCACGCCGTCGGTGGTGTACACGTACCAGGTGGCGTCGGGGCGCTCATAGATGATCTGGTCGTGGCGCACGCCCTCGATATTGTCGGCGTTGATCTTGGTCGGCGCGCCCATGGCCTGGTCGAGCTGCGCGCGGGTCATGCCGATAAGCGGCTCGCCGCGCGCAATGGCGGCGTTCATCTCGCTGTCGTTTTTCATTTTGTCCAGGCTGGCCTGGGCCTTTTGCGCCGCCTGCGCGTCGGCGCGGCCGCTGGCCGGGTGCGGGTCGTAATTCTCGGCCTTGTGCGCGGACTCGCACGGCGCGTCTTGGAACGAGACCTTGCCGTCGGGGCCGGTGCACTTGTTCATGGCCCAGGCGGGCGCGGCAAGGGCCAGCAGGGCGGCGGCGAGCAGGGTCTTGGTTTGGGTTTTCATGGGGTGTCCTTGGGCTTGAAAAAGTGATCGTTGTTCACGGCGCCGCCTGCGGCAAATACACCTGATAGGTGCTGCCCTTCTTGACCCGCCGGATGCGGCCCGTTTCGTGCGCAAAGTACAGCACGTAGCGGCACACCTCTACATCCATGTTCATCGACGGGTAAAGCTCCGTTTGCCGGATGCCGGGCGACTTGGCGATGATGGGCAGCGCCGCCGCCACGCCCGCCTTGAAGAGCGGGTCGATCTCGACGAACAGGCACATCAGCCGGGTGAACTGCGCCGTTTGCTCGGGGTGCTTGTCCCGGTCTTCGTACACCATGTACGCCAGGCGCTGCATCACCTGCCGCGCGCCGTCGATATCGCCCTCGCGCAGGTGGCTCAAGGGGTCGAACGGCGAATGCCGCGCGGCCTGGAAAAACTCGGGCGCTTCGTCAATGCGCTGCTGCACCCGCGCGCGCAAGGGCTCGAAAACGTTTGAGGCCGGCCCCGGCTCTGGAACATCAAACGTGTACGTGGTGAACGTGCGCGCCGCAAGCTGCTGGCGCGCAACGCGCTCTTCGTGCGCGCGGTTCATTTCTTCGTGTGCGAGCGGCTCCAGCCGCTGGGAAATCAATCTGTACCGCTCGGCCAGCCCGTCATGCTCGGCCTGCAAATCGGCGCGGCCCTCGCGCTTGCAGATCAGGGACGCCGCGCCGTGCACGTCAGCGCAATGCCGCGCGCGCTGCGCCTGCTGCAAGCTGACGGTGTGGCTCCTGTAAAGGGCTTGCATCCAAGCCTGGCTGTTGTCCAGCAGCCACTGGATTTCGGCCATCGCCTCATCAAAACGCCCGGCACGCTGCAGGTATTTGGCCAGCTTGTCGTCACCCCACTCCGCGCCCAGAATCGCCTTGCGGCGGCGCAGCGCGGCGATGGCGCCGTCCCAGTCGCCCGCGCGCTTGAGCGCCGTGGCCTGGCGGTCGAGCTGGTATTCCTCGGTCAGCATTGGGTTCACGTCCCTACCGCTGACCATCACGCGCGCCGGCCCTACCTGGAACGTGTTTTCAACTTCCTTGTGCGTCATCCCGGGCCTGCCGATCTTCAAGCCCGCGCATCAAATTCAGCGCGTGGCGCACCGCCTGCTTGCACGCCTGCGTCGCCAGGCCATCCAGGTGGTAGTGGTGGTGGTTGATCACGGTGACATTGCCGCCGGCGCTGCCGACCTGGACCGTGTTGCGGCCGCTGTTGTGCATCTGCGCTGGGGCGGAATTGGGCGTTGAAAGTTCGCGCATAGGTCTCCTGATGTTGTTCGTTCTTGCCTGCTGCCCGGCGGCTAACGCTTTCTGGGCTGCTTGGTTGCCGCCTGGCCCACCGTCACATCGCCGCCGGCGTGGCCCACCTGCACCGCGTTGGCGCCGGTGTTCAGCATGGACGCGGGCGGGCTGTGGCTTGCCGCCTGCGCGAGAGACAGGATCGCTTGTCTGTTGGCCGGCGAGAGGCCGGGCCATGCCCGCGCCAACGATAAGAAGCCTTTGCGGTCAGCCGTCTGGGCGGCGCGGATAGCCGCCTCGGCATCGTCGGCAGCCCGCGCGGTAGCCCGCACCGCGTCAAGGTCGCCGCCCTCTTGGTGCACACGCTCAATCGTTGCTTGCAGCACTGCCAGTCGGGCGTGCGCATCCAAGGCGACGCCGGTCAAGACGAAGAGCACATCCACCCCGGCTGTGGCAAACGCGGCTAGCTGAAAGCAGTCTGGCGCCGTCTTCCCGCTCTCCCACGAGAACAAGGTCTTTTTGGTCACGTTGACCCACCCGGCGAATTCCGGCTGGCTCATGCCCAGGCGCTCGCGCTCTTCGCGCAGACGGATTCCTATGGTTGACACAAAAAATACCCCATGTATATTGACTAGGGTAAAAAACTACCCTATGATGCGTCACATCAGCAGATTTTTACGGAAAGGGTACCAGAGAACATGCACCCGGAACTTATCAAAGCTCAAATACGCATGAAGGGCACCACGCCGTCGGCCATTGCCGATGCGCTGGGCGTTTCGCGCGCGGCAGTGGCCCAAATCATCAACGGCCAGGGCAAGTCGGCGCGCATCCGCGCGGCCATCGTTGAGGCGACCGGCATGGCCGAGCGCACCCTGTGGCCGTCCAAACCCTCCGGGCTGCGGCGCATGCGTT